CCATCCGCACGCCGCCGCGCCGTATCCAGGGCCCGGCTATGGGAACGGTGCAAATCCCGGCCTCTACGCGCGGGCTTAACCTCCGCGACGGCATTGCGGCCATGAAGCCGGCCGACGCGCTGATCCTCGACAACATGTTCCCCGAGGCAACGTATTTGCGCGTCAGGAACGGTACGCAGAGCTACGCCACGGGTATCAACGGCTCCGTGCAGAGCATCATGGAGTGGTCCGGCCCGTCCAGCCGCAAGCTGTTCGCGGCGTCTCCGACCGATATTTACGACATCACCACCACGGGCGCTGTAGGGGCTGCCGTCGTAAGTAGCTTGGGCTCCGGATACTGGCAGACGACCATGATGACCACGCCCGGCGGCGCGTTCCTTGTGCTGGCAAACGGCGTTAATTCGGTCCGCAACTACGACGGCACAAGCTGGACGACGCCCGCAATCACCAACGTCACAAGCTCGACGCTCAATTTCCCGTGCCTGCACAAGTCGCGCATCTGGTTCGTGCAGAACAATTCGACCAAGGCGTGGTATCTGCCGACTGCGAGCATTGCAGGCGCGGCCTCGTCATTCGAGTTGGGCGACACGTTCACGGACGGCGGCAAACTGATCGCCATTGGCGCGGTTAGCCGGGACGGCGGCTCCGGCTCCGACGATTACCTGGCCTTTGTGAGCAGCCACGGACAGGTTGCGGTCTACCAGGGCGACGACCCGGCCTCTGCCAATACGTGGGCGCTGGTGGGCGTCTATAACGGCGCACCGCCCATCGGGAACCGCAGCACGGCGAACATCGGCGGCGACCTCGCCATCGTGACGGAGTCCGCCGTTGTCAGCACCCGGCAGCTTATGGCCGGTGGACAGGCGGCAGCGACGCGGCAGGCGATCACCAACCGGATCGACCAAGGCATCTTGGAAGCCTACACCAGTTACGGCGCGTTGACGGGCTGGTCTATGGCGTCCTACCCGCGCTCCCGTATGGCGCTTATTAACGTGCCCACCTCCAGCACGACGGCCTTTCAGTTCGTTGTGAATGTGCAAACCGGCGCTTGGGCGACCTACGGCAAGAGCGCATCGCCGCTCAATGCAACGTGCTGGGGCATCTACAACGAGGACCCTTACTATGGCCGCAGCGATGGCACGGTCTACCGCGCGGAGTCGGGCTATTCCGACGGCACCGCTGGCATTTCGTGGCAGGTAAAGACCAGTTTCCAGACCTACGGCCGGTCCGGTGGCGTGTCACGAATGACCATGATTCGCCCGCTGTTCACGGCTGGCGGGCAGGTGGTCCCGGCAATCCGAATGAACGTGGACTACAGGAACGACCAGCCGCTATCCACTGACGCTTTCCCGATGGCTGCGGGCGCGCAAGGCGGCGGGTGGGATACGTCCCTATGGGATGTCGGCATGTGGGGCGACGGCGCTTCGCCCTATAGTAACTGGTACGCAGCCACCGGCATTGGCACCACGGCGTCCGTTCACATGGGCGGGCAGAGCAACGGAATCCAAGTCATCCTGAACGCTTGGGACTTGAAGTACGAAGTCGGCCAGCGGGTGGCGCTGTAATGGCGATCATCCCCATTTTCCAGCCCAGCGAGGAATTGTTTCGGCGTGCCGTTGACGCCGTGCTGACGGGGGCGGGAATGGATAGCGCGGGCGCCTTCGCTTCCGTCCGACTCACGCCAATCACGACGGCAGAGAAGAACGCAATGGCGAACGTCAAAGGCACGCTCGTCTATGACGGCACCCTCAACAAACTCTGCCAGAACACCGGGGCGGGCTGGGAAACGGTGACAAGCGTATGAGCCACACGATCTTTTTCCCGAGCAACGACGCCGAGAATCTGAAGCTTTTGGAGTGGGCGGCCCATCGCATCCCGCACCTTACGCCGAGCCAAAGCATGAAGGCGGTGGGCGTCGTGGGCGGCGGTGATCTGACGTTTCCGCTCCTGGCGGTGTGCATCTATCACAACTACACCGCGCCGCGAGAGATCGACGGTAAGACGTGGTATGGCACCTGTGAGATTTCATTTGCGGCGGCGAGCCCGAAATGGGCAACCCGTCGCACAATTTCTACCTTGTTGAGCATACCATTTCTACAGTATGCTTGTAGGAAGGTAGTGACGGCTACTCCCTCCACGAACAAGCGCGCTTTGCGTTTCAACGAAGGGATTGGCCTGAAGCCGGAAGGGACGCTACGGCATCAATATGCCAAGGGCGTTCATGCCTGCATTTGCGGAATGACGAAGTCGGAATTCGAGGCCCGGTGGAGAAATCCCCGCCCGAAGGTCCGTCGTCCAACCGGAACGCAGGCATATGGGCAGCAAGAGCGCATCAGCACCCCCGGCCCCTGATCCTAAGTACGTCTCGCAGCAGCAGACGCAGAGCAACGTCAACACGGCGGTTGCGAACGCTTACCTGAACCGCGTCAACCAGTACGGGCCGGACGGGTCTAAGACCTATGCCGTGACGGGCTCGCAGGACGTGGGCGGAACGAACGTCCCGATCTGGTCGGAAACGACGCAGTTAAGCCCTGGCCAGCAAAAGATTTACGATAGCCAACAGCAGCTAACGCAGGGCACGTCGGATCTGGCCAACCAGTACGTTGGCCGCATTGGCGATGCCACGTCCAAGCCCTACAGCTATGACGGCCTCGCCCCGGCTCCGACCTATAACGAGGACTACCGGCGCCAGCAGTTGCAGGCCATTCAGGACCGCAACGCGCCGCAGATGCAGCGCGACCGGGACGCCCTCAACCAGCGGCTTGCCAACCAGGGCATCTCGCTAGGCACCGACGCCTGGAAGGCCGCACAGGACGATTACAGCCGCTCCGTAAACGACTTTAGGCTTGGGGCGGATGTGCAGGCGGGCAACGCCGCCGCGCAGCAGTACGGACTGGAGAGCAACACCCGCGACCGCGCGATCCAAGAAATGACGGCGCTACGGACACAGCCGATCAATGAGGTGGCGACGCTCCTTGGAACGGGCAACGGCGTACAGCAGCCGCAGTTCAGTCAGGTAGCGCAGACGCAGGTAGCGCCGACCGATGTGAGCGGGAACTACTGGAACCAGTACCAAGGCCAGATGGCACAGCAGGCGCAGCAGCAGAAAAGCTCGGATGCCGCGATGGGCGGACTGTTCGGCTTGGGCAGCGCGGGAATCAGTGGTGCCGCCAGCTACTTTGGCTTGGCTGCGTTTTGATCGCGCACATGAAAAACCCTGTTTCCAACCACAAGAACATCGCCTTTCAGTTCAGCGGCGGGAAGGACAGCCTCGCGCTCGTCCACCTGTTGCGCCCGCATTGGGATCGACTGACGCTCTACCATGTCGATACTGGCGACTTGCTGCCGGAAGTCCGCGAGATCGTGGATAGCGTCGAAGCTATGGTGCCATCGTTCGTCCGCATTGAGACGCAGGCGGCTGACTGGAACGAGCGCTTCGGCCTGCCTAGCGATCTTGTGCCAAGCTCCTGCACGCCTTTGGGTGTGAAAATCGGCATGAGCGACCGCCGCCTCGTAGATCGTTTCGAGTGCTGCGCGTTCAATATCATGGTGCCGATGCACAATGCGGCTCTGAACGACGGATGCACGCTCGTCATCAGGGGCACAAAGCGCGCAGACATGAAGCGGCTCCCGGCTGAAAACGGGCCGACTGGTCTTGGATATGACCTGTGGCTGCCGCTTCTTGAATGGTCTGACGCTGATGTATTCGCCTATCTCCGTCAGGTTGGCGCTCCGATCTGCCGCGTCTACGAAAACGGCGTTCAGTCGCCCGAGTGCGCGACGTGCCCGGCTTGGTGGAGCGAGGGCAGGGCGGCGTACCTTGCCAAGTATCACCCGGACTTGAGCGCCTCCTACCACGCAAAGCTTGCGACGGTAGCCGCTGAAATCTCGCCCTTGTGGGCTCATCTGCAGCGGGAGATCGCCGGATGACCGTCCTTCCTGACGATAACCTTGCGTACACGCTTGCGGGCGTCGGCCGCCGCCGTAGCCCCTACGATACCCGGCGCTCCTTTGCCGAACGCCTCTCCGCGCAGGGAGCAGATACAAGCCCTGTGTCGTCTCCCTGGCAGGGTGCGGCGCGTCTTGCGCAGGCATTGGCCGGTGCATACGGGACGTACAAGGCCGACACCGAGGAAAAGCAGGCCACCGAGGACCGCAACACCAAGCTTGCCGCCGTCATGGCGGAACAGGACCCACAGAAGCGGATTGGGCTGCTGTCTGCGATTGATCCCGAGTACGGCGCTCGGATTTCGGGGCAGATGGCCGTCGAACAGGCCAAGATAGACCGGCAGACGCAGGGGCTTGGGCAGGTTGCCAGCGGCTACGGCGCGCCCGGTCCTACGCAGGCGGGTCCGCCTTCGGGCGGCGGTGGCGTCAATCCCAACAACATCGGCAACGTGCGCCCGGTGGGTGCGTCCAGTGGCTTCCAACAGCCTGCGACGCTTGACGATGGTGTGCGCCTCGCGGTGAACAACGTCAGGGCCTATCCGGCGAAGTTCAACAACGGCCAGCCGATGACGCTGGTACAGATCGGCCAGCGGTGGGCGCCCGTGGGCGACGGTGCGAACGATCCGCGCCAGTGGGCTATCAACGTCGCCAGCATTGGCGGATTGGACCCGAATCAGCCGCTAGACCTTAACGACCCTGCGACGGCGGCCAAGTTCGCGCGAGGCGTTCACGGCGCAGAGCATGGCGCGAACAAGGCCATGCCGGTTGATGCCTATGCTCGCATTCTTACGGGTGGCCCCGGCCCGCAGATCGCACAGGGCACCGCCGACACCAACGGTATGCCGCCGACGCCCTCCCCGCAGGGCGTGCAAAGCCCGACGATGGTTGCCCAGCCGCAGATTCCGCAGCGGATGACGCCGCGTGACATGCCCCCGCAGATGGCCGCGCCGTACATCGACCGCTTGCGCCGTGGCGGCTACGGCATGAACCCGGCCGAAGCCGAGCAGCGCATGGTCGCGGATATGCAGCGCGCTCTAGACGTGTCTTTTGAGAACCAGAAGCTGGAATATCAGCGCCTTCAGGGCGACTACGAATACAGGCGCAAGCGCGGAGATGCACAGTCGGAGGCCGAGCAGAAGCGCCGCCTTGACGCCGAGGAGCATGACCGCCGCGAAAGCACGAAGCCAATGAATGACACGCAGTCTCTTGCTGCGACTTACGCAGACCGTATGGCGGAAGCAAACGCAGTAGTGGCAAAATTGCCAATATCGGTGCAAACCGCTGGAGAAGGCGGTTTAGTAGGCTCTATTCCTTTCATTGGCGACTACGCTGCCAATCAAGTTCGCTCGGCTGAATATCAGCGCTACCAGCAGGCAAAGAACAACTTTATTTATTCGCAACTCCGTAAGGAGTCTGGGGCTGCGATTGGTAAAGACGAATATGTGGCGGCGGATCGTCAGTACTTCCCGCAGCCTGGAGACTCGAAAGAGGTCATCGCGCAGAAGGAAGTTAATCGGCAGATCGCCGTTAACGGCATGTCTCGGAGTGCTGGTCCGACCTATCGGCCAACTCAATCTCGCAGCAGCGTTTCGTCGTCTGGCAGTGAGGGTGGCACGCGCCAGCGCATCAGCCTCGACGGCAAGCCGCTATGAGCGAGTTTGAAGTCGATCTTGGCGACGGCCGCACGGTGGTTGTAGACGCCCCGGATGCTGCACAGGCCGCCAATGCCGCGCGCACGTTCCTTGCCCGCGAGAAGGGCAGCAAGCCGCAGGGAAAATCCGACGCCGCAGCCAATGCCTTCGGGCAGGGCGCGACGATGGGCTTTGGCGACGAGTTGGCGGCCGGTGTGCGCTCGGCGTTCCCTAAGCTGTCTAACTGGATGATGAGCGGCCCCGCTCTCCAGCGTGACGAGAGCATTGGCGGCAGCCCGACGCCGCAAACCGTCTCCAATGCCCCGACGCAGGGCCAGCGGTACGACGAGGAACTAGCCCGCCAGCGCGCTCAGACGCAGGCCGATTCCAAAGCCTATCCGACCATGACCACAGGCGCGAACGTCGCGGGCACGCTCGCCGGCACGGGCGCAATGATGCTGCTCCCTGGTGGGCAAACGCTGCTCGGCGGTGGCGCGACGAGCCTACCCGGCATGATGGCGCGGGGCGCGGCCTCCGGTGCTGTCCTTGGCGGCGCTCAAGGCTTTGGCGAAGGCGAGGGCGGCTTTGAGAACAGGGCAGAGAATGCGCTTCTCCCGGCCGCCATAGGTCTCGCCGTGGGTGGCGTTCTGCCCGTTGTCGGATCTGCCGCAAAGTACGCCTATGAGAAATTCGCGCCGGGTGTGCTGCGTGCGACCGGCAATCTTGCCGACAAGTTCACGACGCAAGGCCCCTACAAGTCCCTGTCTGCTGCTGCTCCCGAAGGTGGGAACATCACACAGGACAGCTTGGCGGCCCGGATTGCCGACAATTCGCGCATTGCAGCGGGGAACATCGAAGGCGACGCGGCGGCCCAGCGCCTTGCGCTCGAAATCGCCCGCAGCGGTGGGACCGGACAGGCGCGCGCCAAGCTGGGCGATTTGGGCCAGGGGGCTTTCCTTGCCGACACCAGCAAGGGCGCAACGCGGCTTGCCAATCTCGGCGCGATCCTGCCGGGCGAGGCTGGCGAGAAGTACGCCGGGGCTTTCGGACAGCGCAACCGCGAGACGGGCCAGCGGATGCTTGGGGCGATGGGCGATCAGGCCAACGTGCCCAGCGTCTACGACGCGCAGAAGTTCCTGCAGGCATACAAGACGCAGACCGGAAGCGAACTTTATGACCCGGTCTTGCGTAGCGGGAAATTCAACGTCTCCCCGGAGATGGAGGAACTTCTGAATGTTCCGGCCATCCGCAAGACGATGGATCAGATCATCGCGGATGCCGAAGAAAACGGCGTGAAACTTGGCGCGGCGGAAGCGGCGCACATGGTCAAGCGCATGTTGAACAAGAACACGCAGGCGGCTTTCCAGTCAGGCCGCGCGGTCAATCAGTCGTTTGTGGACGAGATCGGCAGCAAGTGGGAGCGCGCCCTGTGGGATGCTAACCCCGGCATTAAGGCGGCCGACGAAGCCTATTCCAAGGTTGCATCGCTCTACAACAAGCGCACGGGCGAAGGCTGGCTAAAGCGCGGCAGCGACTTCATGAAATCAGGGCAGGGAGACGCGGCAGTCAACGTCTCGCCGGCTGCCTTGGCTGCAGACTTGCCGGGCGCGGATTTGCGCCAGATCCAGGCGTTCCGGGTTGGCTCGTCAAACGTCATGCGCGACGCCGCCACCAGCGGCCCGGAATCGACGCGCCGACTCGCCAAGGCGATTTCCGACAATCAAATCATGCAGCAGAAGCTGGCCGAGATTTACGGCCCTGATGCCGCTGAACAGCTTATCAAGCGATCCAACGCCGAGCGCGCCTTTGCAGACACGCAGAACAAGGTTCTGCAAGGCTCACAGACTGCCGAGCGGCTTGCCGCTATGGCGGACGACGCGGCGTTGAGCATCCCACAAGGCGGCGCGACAACGCCCGCCAGCATCTTGCAGATGATCGCAACGGGCTACCAGAAGGCCCGCCAGCCCAGCGAAGCGGTGCGCTCGCGTCTGGCTGATCTGCTCGCCAATCCCAACGCTCAAATGAACGCGGAAACGCTTTCACTGATTGACGCCATTCTCAAGCAACAGGGCGCGGCTCGTCCCGTCAACGCTGGTATTTCCGGCGCTGCGGGCGGTTTCGCCTCATCTCCACGGTGATCTAGATGAGCCGCAACGGCAGTGGGACGTATTCCCTTCCGCAGCCTCCCTTTACGGCTGGCACGACCATCGCGTCTAGCGCGGTCAATTCCGACTTCTCGGACATTGCCGCCGCTCTTACGCAGTCCATCAGCAAGGACGGGCAGACGGTCTACACCGGCAATCAGCCAATGGGCGGCAACAAGCTCACGGGGCTCGGGGTGGGAACGTCCCCAACCGACAGCGTGCGCGTGTCTCAGGTTGCGGATGGTGCCATTAACTATGGCGGCGTTGCGGGCGGTACGGCCGACGCGATCACGCTTTCTCCTGTGCCGGGCATCACGGCCTACGCGGTCGGACAGACCTTCACCTTTAAGGCGGCATCTACCAACACCGGGGCAATGACCGTCGATGTCAGCACGGTAGGGGCGGGCGCGCTTGTCTGGCCCAATGGAACGGCCATGGCGGCGGGAGACATTGTGGCGGGCGGCGTCTACGAAATTGCGGTTTCTGCGGCCACGCCGGTATTCCACCTGCAAAACTCTTCCTATCCCGCGCTGCCCCGCACAGGCGGCACGTTAAGCGGCGCAACGAGCGTCACCGCAACGCTCACCATGACAGGGGCGGCGTTCAACGAAGCCGTCCGGGTAGACGTGGCAAGCGCCACAACCTGCAACATCGGCGCGGCGGCTTCCAACTATGTCCGCATCACTGGCACAACGACAATCACCGGGCTCGGCACGATTGCCTCCGGTGTTCGTCGCAAAGTCGTATTCGGCGGCATCCTGACGCTCACACACAACGCCACCAGCCTGATCCTGCCCACGGGAGCAAACATCACCACGGCGGCCGGGGATTGCGCAGAGTTTGAGTCGGAAGGCTCCGGCAACTGGCGGTGCACGGACTACATGCGTGCCAGCGGTGCGGCTGTGCTGGCATCGCAGCAGTACGCCCAAGCCTACTGCACCGTCTCGGGCGGCGTTTTGACCGAGCAAAAAATGACAGGCTTTACCAGCGTCGTGCGCGACAGCACGGGCCTGTTCACTTGCACGCTTTCGACGGCAATGCCCGACACGAATTACGTCGTCGAGTTCACTTGCGGTTCAACAACTGCGCTCACGCTCAACCGCTATTGCGGCGAGGACCTAACCACGCCGCGCACTAGCACCGTCTTTCACCTGTACGTCAGCAGCGACAATACAGGCTTTCAAGACCCCGCCAACCTCAACATTCGCGTCTACGCCTAGAAGGAGGGCCATACAATGCCCGTTGAACAGATTGCCGGCCAGTATCAGGCTTCTCCGCAGACCTTTAGCGATGGCAGCACGATTGCCATTCAAGTTGACGCGCAGGGGCGGCTTATTGTTGTTGCCTCGAGCGGCGGCGGTTACACTTCGCCTGTAACACTGACCCGCACGGCCGACACTAACGCATACCTTGCCGGCGATGTTATCGGCGCGGCCACGGGAAGCACGGCGGCGCTGACGTTTGCCAACATCGGCCCATCTGGCGGCGGCGAGGTGTTCATCACCACGGTTAAGCTGGTGGTCAACATCTCCGCAATCCCGTCCGGGATGACCAGTTTTGTGCTGTATCTCTACAGCGCCACGCCGCCCAGCGCTTTAGGCGATAACGCACCGTTCAACCTGCCTTCCGGCGACCGCGCCACCTATCTGCAGCCGGTCAACCTGGGCTCGCCGGTCGATCTTGGCGACACGCTGGCCGTGGTCACTTCGCAGGTTAACCAGCAGATCACCATTCCCTCCGGCGGTTCGCTCTATGGCTATCTGGTCACGACCGGCGCTTTCACCCCGGCAAGCGCGACTGTGTTCACCATCACTCTGAAGTCTGTGAGCATCTAACGTGCAAGCCGCGCTTCGCACGATCCTGTTTTCAGGCAGAGGCCCCGGCTTTCTTGTGCAGGGCCTCGGCACTGTGCGGACGTTGCCAGAGCTTGGCGTGCTGTTGAACGCGGACCCGACGCTCAACGTCACGATGCTTGGCGACTACAACGCGCAGTTAGACGGCGTGTTTGCAGCGTCTCCTCTCGGCACCACGTCGGCCACGCCCTACACTGGCACATTCGACGGCGCGGGCTACACGATCAGCAATTTCAGCCTGCTAGACACGTCCACGACACCCGGTGTGGAAGATGGCCTCTTCGGCAACGTCGGCGACGCGAGCGGTATCGGCACCGTCAAGAACCTGACTGTCAGCGGCACGATCACGCAGACTGCGTGGGAGCGCGAGACTATTGGTGGTGACGGGCGATATTTGCTGGGAACGACGATTGGCGGCGTGGTCGCGTCGCTCCGTGGCACGCTCGATAACGTCACGTCGAACATGGCAGTCTACGGCTCCTCGTCGGGCGGCCAGCATGGCGGCCTCGTCGGGCGCAATGAGCAGTGGCCAGATAAGACAATCATCGGGATCACGAAAGCTAATCCGGGCGTCGTCACCATCACCGCGCACGGCATGGCGACTGGTTCACGTATTCATATTGAAAACGTCGTCGGTATGACAGAGGTGAATAACACGACCTATACGATCACGTCGCTGTCGGCCAACACCTTCAGTATCGGCGTGGATACCTCAGGATACTCTGCGTACACGTCGGGCGGCGTCGCGCAGGGCGCGGGCACGGTCAAGAACTGCACAAGCAACGCCACCGTTGTCATCAGCAGAGAGTGCTACAACACCTATCAATCCCCGCTGGTTGCGTCGAACCGTGGCTTGATCGACAACTGCGTGACCAATTCGTCTGCCGTCACTACTGCGCCGCAAGGATACGCGCCGACCCCCGTAGTCGCGGACTACGCGGCGGGCTGGACGGGTACGGCCTCGATTTCCGGCACGACGATGAACGTCACCTTTACCGATCTAGGGGCGATGGTGGTCGGCCTCTATATCTACGCACCCAACTCCGTGCCGGGGTCTATCATCGCGGACGGTACGCAAGTCATCACTGATCTAGGCGGCGGTAATTGGGAAGTCAGCATCTCGCAGACCGTGGCCAGCCGCGATTTGATGGCAGCGGACGGCGACACTGACTCATTCCTGACCACAGGTTCGTGGATGGGAGCTATCGCAGGCGACAATGGGTTGCCCGGTGTGGGTGACAGCCCCACGTCGCTGATCCAGAACTGCACGTCCTATGCCGCTCTCAACAACTCAGACAACCTCAACAGCGCCAACTACACGGGAGGCATTGTCGGCTATCAGGGTGACGGCACGACGGAAGATTGTCGTGCGTATGGTGATGTGAACGGCGGCAATAGCTGCGGGGGCATCGTCGGGTTCAATGCGATCTCTACTGCCGTCGTTCAGCGTTGCGGTGCGAGCGGAGACGTTACCGCGACCGTCAGCAACATTGGCGGCATTGTCGGCCAGAACTATGGCACCGTGGATGAAAGCTGGGCGTCGGGCGACGTGTCGGGCACGACCAGCATCGGAGGTGCCATCGGCCTGCTTCGTGATACGGGCGTGGTCACGTCCATCTTCTCTTTTGGCAACGCTACAGGAACTTCAGGCGTCGGCGGCTTGATCGGGCAGGCCATCGCAGGCAGCAGCATAAACGAGGCGTACAGCCTCGGCGTGCCGTCTGCGCCATCGCGTGTCGGAGGCTCCATTGCCATTCGCGCTGCAGGCGTGACGGTTACCGATGTCTATTGGGACATCGACAGTTCCGGAAACGCAGCCGGCGTCGGCTCGGGTGTGTCAACGGGCGTGACCGGCTTGACGGATGCGGCGTTGCTTGCCGGCATGCCTTCCGGCTTCGGCGCAGAGTGGTCGCGTGGCGTCATCACGCCGGATTACCCAGTGCTCAACACAGCGCCCACGCCGTCCAATCCGACTGTCGTCCTCAATCCGCCGCTGTCTATGTCGCTGGTCTCCAGCGCGACATCTGTCGATAGCACGACCATCACCATGCCCACCGACATCAAGGCGGGCGACTATGCGTACATCATCAGCTTCGCGCAGAACAACACAAACTCGGCCCCGGCGCTCGTTTCCGTCACTGATACCAGCGCATCACCAAACTGGACGCTGGTGAACCAGCAGTTTTCCAACGCAACAGGTCGTGCCTGCCGCATCAGCGCCTACGTCAAAATACTGCTTGGCACGGAAACGACAGTAACCAGTATGGCGTTGGCTTCGCGAGGCCAAACCATGAGCGTCATGGTATTCCGCCCCAGCGACCCGGTCGTTGGCGATACCTGGACGCGCCTAAATGCCCGCGTGGAGATTACTGGCGCGGCGACCGGAGTTGCAGCGCAGAGCATGGCGGCAGGCACGTCTCCCTGTGTCGTCGTCGGATGCGCGGTCTATGACGGCGGCACGCCGCCCGCGAACCAAAGCTCGCTTGGCGACGACGAAGTCATCACGGCAACGTCGGCGTCGGGGGTGGTGTCCCGCGCGACCTATCACGTCAGCAACACGGGCGCGTTGGCCTCGACCTACACGGGCGACACCGATGCCGGTGGCGTCGCTGTCATCTGTGTGAATGTGAGCCTGTCATGACCGATACAGAGTTTCTGACCGACTGCGTGGCCCGGTGCGAAACGGGGGGCGGCAGCGCCGCGTTTTCTGACGCGGAGATCGCCCGGCTGGTCGCGCTCTCGGGTGTTGACGGCATCGACTACGCCGACGACGGGACCGGCTCGCACACACTCAGCGCGCGGCTTGTCGGGTGGCTCGCGCAATTGGCGACAGAAGAATGAGCAACCGCACCTCTGGCTCACACCTCTGGTGGGTCCGCCCGATCATTGACGGCCACGCCGACGAGAGCGCCGGCCGCGCGTTCGTGGGCACTGAGGCCGAGATGGTTGCACACATCAACGCTCTGCACCGGGAGACCGGGACGTAGAACGCTACGACCATCAGAGGTGGGTAAAATGGGCGAACGGCGCGACCTTTGGTTCATCGCGGATGCGCTGCTAGTGTTTGTGCCGTTTAGCCTTGTCGGCGCGGTGTTTGGCGACGCCATCCGCCGCGATGTGCTGACACGACGGCAGCGCGGAGTCGCGGGCCTGTTCTGCCTTGTCCTTGGGCCAGTGTGCGGGCGCGTCGTGATCTCCGAGTGGAATTGGTCCGACTGGAGTGGGCTCGCCGTGGCCGCGATTATTCCGACCGTTGCTTATGATGTCGTCGGTTTGATTGCCGCCGTTTTACGCGGTGCCAAGGACGATCCGCGCGGCTGGCTGACGCTCATCAAGGAGATGTTTCCTTGGGGGCGAAAGTGATCGAGATTCTGTTCTGGTCTGTTGTGTCCGTCTACGTGATTTGGCGTTTGCGTCACCTCATCAATAGCGCGTCGCAGTGAACCACCACCCCCGAATCATTTCAGAGAACGGCCAGCCTACCCGGCTGAAGGTGTGGGATGGCGAGCGCGATCTATCATTCCAAGTGTCAATGGGCGAACTCCGCAACCTCGTCCAAGACGGGCTTGATGTGCTGTTGCGCCGGATGCGCGAGCAAGAAAAGGGCACACCATGAGCAACGCCGCCAATAGCCTGCTGGTCACGTCCAATCGGGGAATCAGCCTCGTCAAAGAGTTTGAGGGACTGGAAACCACGGCTTACCCGGACCCCGGCAATCCAACGACGGGCGAGCCTTGGACCATCGGCTACGGCCACACGCGCGGCGTCCGCAAGGGCGACACCTGTAGCGAGGAGCAGGCGACGGAATGGCTGCGCGAGGACCTGAAAGCCTCTGAGGGCGCGGTCAAGCATCTGGTGGACGTGGTGCTATCGCAGAACCAGTTTGATGCGCTGGTGAGCTTCGTATTCAATTGCGGAGCAGGCGCATTCGGCAATTCGACCATGCTGCGGCTGCTTAATCAGGGCTCCTATCAGGCCGCTGCCGACCAGTTCCCGCGATGGAACAAGGGCGCGTCCGGGCCTCTGCCGGGCCTTGTGCGCCGACGTGCTGCCGAGCGGGCGCTATTTCTGGAAGAGGCGGCGTAGTGACCAAGTACCTTGCCATAGGCGCGGGAGTGCTGGCCGCTCTGCTGGTCGTCTCCGGCATCCTGTTGAAGTTGGCATGGGCAGAGAACGGCGAGCTCGAGGTGCAGTTAGCCGCCGCCAGTGCAGTCATCGCCCAGAAGGAAGCCGACGCCCGCCTGTCCGCCGACATTGTCCGCAAACAAGCCGAAGCATTTACCAAGCTCGAAACCAAGGTCGTTACGGTAACCGAAAGGATCTACAGTGCGCCTGTCACTCGCGAATGCGCTGCCAGCCCTAGCATGCGGGCTGCTACTGTCGGCGTGCGGGACATCATCGCCCCGCCTGGTGGAGCGGACCCCGGACGCGAGCCTTCTCCTCCCGTGCGTTGATCCGACCCTCGCGCTGGACAACGCCAGCGACAACGAGATTGCCGCCGAGCGTATCCGGGTCGCTCAAGCCTACGTCACCTGTAGAACCCGGCACGCAAGCCTCGTTGAGTTTGTGAAAGGCGGAAAGCTCTGATGGCCGCGCAGAGCCTGACTGACGAGGCGTTGCAAGAGGCGGTCGAAGCGGTGGCCCGGTTGGGCAGTCAGAGCGCGGCGGCAGACTATCTCAGGATGTCGCGGACGACATTTCAACACCGCGTGCGGGAAGCCGAGCGCCGGGGCTTTAGACCAGACGGCCAGCGCATGGTGATGAAAGGGCAGTCCGTCCTTTACGACGGCGACGGCAACGAGCGCGGCAGGTGGGATAAGACGCGGCTCGCCGGCCGGGCCGAAGGCGATACCGTCCAGCTTCCCGACCCGAAAAAGATCGTCAAAACCTCCCGGCTATACGACCAGACCGGCGCGATTACTCAGCAGTGGGTGACTGAGAAGGCGGACGAGGCCGAGCGCGAGGCCCTGTGGAAGCAATGCGCTGCGGACATCGCGGCCGACGTGAAGCGCGCCAAGCAGGTGCCGCGCGGCAAGCATGCCGTTTCGAGCGACGTTCTCGCGGTCTACCCGGTCGGGGATCACCACGTCGGCATGCGCGCCTGGAGCGAGGAAACAGGCGGCGAAAACTACGATCTGGCCCGCAGTGAGCAGCTTTTAGCCGACGCCTCGCAACGGCTGATCGAGGTATGCCCGCCGTCAGAGCAGGCGCTTATCGCGTGGTTGGGCGATTTCCTTCATTACGATTCCTATGCCGCCGTCACGCCGCAGCACAAGAACCTGCTGGATGCGGACGGGCGGTTTCCCAAAATGATCCAATGCGCGGTGCGTATGGTTCGGCACATGATTAGCGCGGCGCTGGCGCGGCATGGCCGCGTCCGGGTGATCTTTGAAAAAGGGAACCACGACCCGGCGACGGCGGCATTCATGACCGTATTGCTAGGCGTCCTCTACGAAAACGAGCCGCGTGTCTCGGTCGATACGTCGCCCCAGCACTTCCACTATTTTGAGTGGGGTCGCGTCCTAATAGGCACACATCACGGCGACAAAGCCAAGCCGCAGCACCTTCCGTCCATCATGGCAACCGACCAGCCAGAAGCCTGGGGCCGCACGTCGTACCGGCTTTGGTTAACCGGCCACGTCCACCACGAGGCCGTCAAAGAGTACCCAGGCTGCAACGTCGAAACCTTGGGCGTCCTGCCGCCGGCCGATGCCTATGCCGCGTCCAACGGCTACCGCTCCCGGCAGTCCATGAAAGCCATCGTCTTCCACCGTGAGCATGGCGAGGTGGAGCGCCACACTGTTAATCCGGGCATGTTTGACAGGAGCGCGGCATGAAAATCGTTCGCGTGACGTGGTGGGACGCTCTAGCTGTGGCGATGTGGTGCAAGCATACGGAGCCGATGGCGCCACAAGTCTGCGTCACCGTGGGCTTTCTGGTGGCAGAGGACGCGGATCACGTCATGGTGGCGGCCACCGTCTCAGATGATGAGTGCGTTGCGGCAATGCAAATACCGCGCGCTATGATCCGGGCTATGGATGACATCGCGTGATGCCCGAGCGGGAAGAAACCGGCCCGCATTGCCGCGCCACGTTCTCAATCTTCCCGAGTGGGATTAGAGTCTGGCCGCGATCTGCTCGGCAGTCTCGCGGTAGTACGTCCCGACTAGAATACGCACGTCCTTGTGCCCGCTGATCTTGGCAAGTGTCATCACGTCAACCTTGCGGGCAAGGCGTGTCAGGGCCTCCGCGCGGCTGTCGTGAAAGTGCAAGTCCTCGATTAAAAGCCGGTCGCGCGCCTTGCGGAATAGGGTATCCAGCACGGCGCTTGATATGGTGAAGCACGCATCCCTGTCGGCCACTGGGCGCAAGAGCCGCACAGCATGGTGCGTCAGGGGCACGTCGCGGGGCTTGCCTGTCAAATGCTGCGTCTTGTGCGCTACTGACGCAACCCGGCGGCGTAGGTCAAGATTTCCCCGGCCAAGGCTCAAGATTTCACCCGCCCGCATACCGGACCGCAGGGCGACCATGAAGGCTAATGCGACCTCCTGCCCCTTTGTCTGAGGGGCATTGCCGGGCCTGTAGTCGAGGATGCGGCACAGGGCGCGGACTTCGCCGGGGCTCACCCGCCGAGTGCGCGGGGCCGGGTTCCTGGGGATGCGTAGGCCCTGCAGCGGGTTGCCGGTCATCCACCGCCATTCCTCGCGCGCCACCCGGAAAGCGTGCCGGAGCCAGTTCAGGTTACGCAGCACCGTGGCATCGCTGACGGCCTTTAGCCGAGCGTCCCGCCACGCAGCAAAGTCCGGCGCGTCCAAGTCGGCCAGCTTTTTTTCAGCCAGATCGGGGAAATCCCGCAGGAACGCCTTGGCTTGGCTGATTTCGTGCGCGCTGCCTCGTTTAGCGGGCATGACCGTCTCCGCGTAATGCTCGAGCAACTGCCGTAGCGTGCGCGTCTCGGCGGCTGGCCGCTCTAGCTCTTGCTCCTTGGCAACAGCCCACGCCGACGCCTCGCGCTGCGTCCTGAACACCTTGGATGCGCGCCGCCCGTTCACATAGACCTGTGCCCGGTAGCCGCGCCCGTACCTACCCACTGATGCCATGCCCGCTCCCCCTGCGTAGTGGCGTGGGGGAATAATGGGGAGACGGCGGCGTGATTGTCTAGTTTGCGGGATATTGCCGGATATTGCCCGGTGCTGCAAAAGACCTGTAAAGCCGCTGTTTATCCTGCAAAATCCTAGGCGGGGATATTGCCGGATATTGCCGGTGGTGCCCCCGGCCGGACGCAAAAACCCAGCACCTAAAGCGTTCCGTGCCTGTCGTGCGTAATTATTGGGGAGCGCGCAGCGCATCCACGGCCTCGATTGCAATCAGCCCACAGGCATTGAGCCGCAGTTTACCGGCCATGATGTAGTTCCGCACGGTCTTAGGGTGGACGCGCAGCATCTGCGCTGCCTGCTTTTGCGTGACCTGCGTAGGTCGCGGATGCGACTCGGCGTAGAGACGCACCGCCTGCACGGCAACGCGCAAGGTTTGGTCGTCGGTCATGTGTTCCTGCTCCTTTGGAATTCCTCAACGTGTTTGGCGATGCGTTCCCATTCGCGCGGGTCCGTGACGGCAAGCCGATTGAAGGCGATGACGTTCTGACGCCACCACGTCTCAAAGGAGGCGCGGTCTTTCCACGGCCCGGCGGTCATCTCAGCACCACCTCTCCGCTGATCTTTTTCTTCCATTTCGACCGGAAGGCGGGAGGCTTGCGGATGCCGTTATGCTTGGCTTCCCGCCGCACAGCGCGGGCGATGTCGCCAACGTCCTTGGCGGTCTTGCCGCCACGGTGGCAGCACTCCTTGCCGAGCAACTTACCTTCCGCGATTGTGAGCGGCTTGGTCTTGTCCAGCACCAGGGCCTCGGGGATTGTGTGGTCGATCTCGTATGGGCGATGGCCCAAGACAAACCCGCAGCCCTCGCAGGCGATCCGGCCCGCCGCGTTCATGGCGCGGTGGACTATCTCGGCCTTCTGGCGTTTGGAGAACTCACGGCGGGCGGTCATGCGGCCTGCCTTTGCGCGCAAGCAAGAAGGTCGCCGGGATCGGTCAACACAATGCCCTTTTCGGAAAAGTGCCGATGCACGCCGTCGAGATAGGCCGTCGCCTGCTTCGTGGTCATTAGCCGGGTGATGGGAAAGTCCAGAGGCTCCATCATTAAGGCCAACTTCTGCGTATAGGGCAGCGGCCTCACGATGGCGTCGTAGCGTTGGCGAAAGGCATCGTTCTCGGCGCGCAGGATGGGAACGCCTATGGTAAGTTTTGCGTACCCTCTGACCTCTTCCGGCGTCTGGTCGCCAAGCTGCTCCGCGATCTCGTTCAGCCACAGCCGTTGAAGCTTGTTCTGCTTCAACGACCGCTTGCCTCCCCTGGATAGCGAGACGGTCAAGGGCAGCGCCTGCGCTTCCAGGAAGCGGATCAGCGTGCGCCGGTCCGCTTCCGTGTCGAGAAAGCGTGTCGTCATGGCTACGCCGCCAGCGCCGGGAGGTCATCGCGCTTGGCCTGCACGGCTGCGATGATGGCCTTGTAATCATTCTCGGGCAGCTTCTCGCGAAGCTCCGTTTTGTTTTCGTCCCACCACACCTTCAATTGCGGGCGGTTGTCGCTGGTGCTGATCGCCATCAGAGCCGTGTCGCACAGGAGTTTGATGGCCTTGCGTTCCTTCTCGACCTGATAGGTCGAGCGCGTCTCGGTCGTCAGCCCATCGGCGCGGGCCTCGTCGGCAAAGTCATCCGGCGAGCGCATGCTGCCAGCAGGCCGCTTGAAACTCTCCGGGTCGTGGTCGTAGGCGCCCTGCATTTCCTCGGCGGGCGTCGTGCCAAGGCTTCTATCGATCAGGATCACGACATGCGCGAAGGCCGACCGGCAAGCGCGGGAGATGGCGCGCGTCTGGGCCATGGCGCGGCGGGCGAACATCGGGCGCTTTGCCCACATCTGCTCGTCATCGCCTAGGAAGCCTTCCGCCGT